TTAAAATGTTCTGCCATTGTTGTCATTAATTTAAATCCTGCCAAGATGTTTCTGAACCAAGACTTACATATCCCTTAAACTTACCTGTACTAGCTGAGTAGGCTATATCCCCTTTTATTGGCCTACCAATGCTTGTTATAGTTACAACTCTAAATATATTAGAAGCTGGTTTATTCTGTATTTCCAGATCCCGACTATCAAGTTCATTTATCAATACCGATCCCCATCTCTGAACTTCTTTATACATTGTTGTAAGATCTTCATTACTTATATTCATTGGTAAGGTAGGATATCTTGCCATTATCTGCCTCCATCTCCCTGCAATGCTACTCGAATTGATCCCCATTTCCAACTAGCATTATTAGATGCAGAAGATACCCTTACCTTTGCTTGCCTTCCTCTAGCTCTAAAATCAACCTTTTGTGTAGTATTAGTTATATCAAATTCTTTTGTTATAGACTCAGTACTTTCTGGAAATTCCTTAGTAACCATATGTAATTTAATTTTACCAGTAGTTAAATCAAAGTCAGGTATAATTCTATTCATAAACATAATAGCATTACCATCATCAATATCAAAGTCAGCAGACTCTACAAAAGAAGTTAAGGTTTCACCATCTCCTGTAAATACTCCTGCTGGTTCATTATTATATAAAAAATTTCCTGTAGTAGTAGCTCCTGTTGTTATTGTATTACCAAAAATTTCTCTATCTTTAAAGGTAGTAAAAAAGGTATCCCCATATACCCAATACCCTTCATCAGGAGAATATATAACATAACTGTCACATTCAGTAGCACCATTAGAAACATACAGCCATATAATCTCCTTAAATTCTGAATTAATTCCTGTATAAACTTTATCATAATAAGTTGTATTTAATCTATCAAAAACATATCGTCTAACTGTAGAATTTAATACCTCTACCTGTCCAGTATTGGCATAGAAATTATCAAATCCCATCCAGTAAGTTACACCATTATAGTCAATTCCTGCATGTGGTCCTATCATGCCACAGTTTGTTCCTGCCTGTTGAAACTTAAATGTAAAGGGAGGACCGGCAAACTCCATTAACCAGAGAGAATTATCTGTCCAGATATTAATAGCATTCTTGGATCTAACTGCTCCTATAACTCTTGTTCCATCTGTTAATACTACCTCACCTGCCGTAGAACTTACGGAAGGAACCCAATTAGTTCTGTCATCCTGATCAGACCACCTAACCAACATAGGATTAAATGTTCCACTAACTGTAGCAGTAGCACTATATTCATTAGCTCCCATTGCAATTACATGTCTGTCATTAGGAGAGACAATCACAGAGTGAACACTAATCGGAGAAGTTGTTACTGTTGTTGCTCTGAGTGGAGTCGTAGAAGCATCTACATCAAAGTAAAAGATATTACTTCCCCTTCGATTAAGAAGAATATTTTCTCCCCAAGTATCTAAACTCCATTGAGCTATATCTAGAGACAAATCAGTGGCATCTGCTGAAGCTTCTTCATCCCATGCTCTACCAGAACCTCCTCCTGCTGTCTGTGTATAAATCAAAGCAGTCATATTAATACCTGAAGTTACATCTCCACTGGCACTTGCATTAGCTGCTGCACTTACAATAATTTGTGTACTATTTATAGAAACAATAGTAAATTGAGGACCACCTGCTGCCGATTTAGTTAGATTTAAGTTACCTCCTATTGTAGCTGCAACTGAATCTATGGAAGTATTTTGAAATACTACAAAATCATTAGCCACACCACCATGAGCAGCATCACAAGAAACAGTAACAAGTGGACTATCAGCAGTAGCCGTAATCTTGCTAAGACCCACTGATGTAGGATCTGCCGCATTGTAATCAGAAGCTCCATATCCTACTCCTTGAGATGCTACAGAAGTTCCTGTGGCAATATAATAATTAAAGGTTGCAGATCCTGCTTGAGTAGAAGTAGCTCCTGCATTTTCTGAAACAGATATTGTAAAAGTATTTGCATTTACAATAGAAGTAACTGCATAAACATTTCCTTGTAAAGTAACATCACTTCCAATAACAGCGGCAGATGTAAAATAAACATAATCTCCTGCTGCCCTTCCATGTGAGCCATCAGAACAACATACTCTAGTTGTTCCTACACTTGTACCAAAACAATTTGTCAGAGTAACAGCAGTTGTGATAGGAGTTATATCTGTTATTCTATCTCCATCATGTTCATATACTTTATCAGGTGTGGCAAAGATAGCTCTTTTCTTATTGTCATTATCTTTCCATGCTATTAAATCTCTAGCTGATCCATCAAAAGAAGTGGATACTTTTATCTCATATCCTCTTGTATTTTCAGGTTTGCCAGCACGAAACCTAACACGATTGCCATCGTACCACTTACCTTCTTCAGCATATTGGGTAGTTTCTCTATTAAACCCTTGCTGAAAATCAAATTTTGCTAGTTTAGATGTTGTCATAATTTATCTTTTAAAATCTTTCAACATTACTGCATCAATAACAGTTGCACTTCTGGCACTGTATATTATTAAATCTACACCACTTGTGGTAGTTGTAGCTACAGGAACAGAACCAGAAGGAAATTGATAGACAGCATTATAACCTAATGTCCTACTTCCTGTACCATCTTGTACTACATAGATACTTCCTGTCTGTCCTGCTGTAGCATTAGAGGGAGCAGCTAATGTTCTATTACCTCCCAAAGTTACTAGAAATAAATTTCCATCATCAAAGTCTATTGCTATGGAAGCTGCGTCTGTAAGAGTTGTTATATAGGATTTAACAGCACCAGAGATAGATATATTTCCCTGAACTCTAAGTGTCTTCTCCATTATAACTGCACTGGTAAAAATAACAGAAGCTGTAAATGTTTTTTCTGCTACAATTGTACTTGATACAGAAGTTGGTATATATCTGATATCGGCTAAAGAAGTATCAGGAAGATTTGTAGCACATACTCCTACATTTTTTGTAGCTGCTGTTCCTAAACCAAATCCTTCAGCATCCAGAGAAAATACAGATGTACCATTGGTAAGGAAAAAACCAGTTCCTCCTACAGGTACAGTAACACCTGTATTACCAGCTACTCTTAATATAACTGCATCACTGGCAGTTGTGTTAGCAGATACTGCATTCCTGATTGCATAGCTTTTAGGAGTATTAGGAATCAGGACAAAAATAGATGTATTAGCTCCTCCTACTGTTCCTTTAAACTCTAGTATAGCAGAACGAGACTGATCCTGACTTCCCTGATTTTCAGTAAGAGTAACAGTGGCAGCAGATCCTATAGAGACAGTTGTATAAGATGCAACAGCCTGATCAACAAGACTTATTACATTGTTAAGCACTTCTCCCCATGTATTAGGATTATCACCATCCCCTTGTTTTGTTAAACGAAGGTTTGTTGTATATGTACTAGCCATTTATTTGCTCCATTTTGTATTCCTTTTAATTTTCCCCTCCATCAAAGAATCAAGTTTATCACTTTTTAACTCTTTTTTTTCTTTGTTAGCTGCCTTTAAAAATCCCGGCATTCCTGAAAAATAAATACAAGTCAATCCTGCTGAATTTTCCAACATTGATGTCCATGCTTTATCTTTATTAATAAAAACTTTAAAAATATTATCTTTATCTATCATTCCTGTGAATACTAGATCTTTTATTTCAAATATTTTTTTAGCTTCATTAGAAGGAGCGCAATGAATTGGAGTACTTACCAACATTGTTCCCATTGTAAGCAGACTTTCCTTCTCTTGTGCATATACAGGTAAAGAAAAAAAACTAAGTAGAATACTTATAGTTAAAACATTTTTAAACATTATTTTTCCAATTCAATTAAGAGGCTTCTGGTCTAGTAGAGGAACGAGATAGAGTACCAGTAAGAGTAAACCCACCACCAGATCCTTTGTTAGTAATAAATCCACTTATATCAGCACCAGCAGCAATATTCTGAAAAATAATTGGAGCATTGCCTGTTGGTGTTGATCCATCAGAACCTAAATCTACAGGTCCATTATTATAAAATAATGCACGATTAGACTGATCTGAAAGATCTATATATTCAGCTAAATTAACATAAAACTGACAAAAATCAGCATTACAATAATTACCGGGAGTTGAAGAAGCTCCGATCCCCCACCTAGATTTTGTATAATCAATTGTTTCATCTTGTGGAGAAGTATCGATTGTTGCTTGATCAGAAGTTCCATTCACATATATATGTCCTATCGTATTAGCTAAGTCCCAAGATGCCATAAAATGTACCCAATCAGATGATGAAGTAAAAGTATCTGAACTAGTTGTTACATCCCATGCATAACTACTTGCTCCATAAAGACCCATTCTCATGCTATTATCTGTTGTTCTAATGGTAAAAACAGTACCATTAAGATTCTGAAAAGGATATAGTAAATCGTCATCTTGGCTTTGAAGTTTAATCCAATAACTAATAATTCCTTTTTTACCATTAACATTACCTGTAAGATCAGATGTTTTTAATAAGACATTATCAGTACCATTAAATAAAACACCATCTAAATCTTCAAAGACTGTTTCAGTTGCTTGGGCTGCTGACATTAATAATGCATGATTAAACATATTTTATCCATTATGCTGCTGCCCATGATGTACAAACCATCCGAACAGTAGTTGAGCCCTGATCGACTGTGATTGTTCGACCACTTTGAGCATCTTCAAAAACATCAGAAGTTCCCGACATTGCATTCTGACTATCATAATGCTTATCAACTCTTTCAGTAGCATTAGTCCAAGTAAAACTTTTAGAAGCACCAGTTGTATCTGCGAAGCAAATTAAACCACCACCTGCTGGAACATCAATATTTCCTGATGCATCAGAACCAGTACCTCCCGTAGCTGCTAATGTATCACTAGGTCCACCAGTAGCTGCTCCCGGCATATTCCAAACAGTCAATCCTGCTGCATCCATTGAAGATCCCATATTAATAACAATATCTGCTGATGTTCCTGTATCTAAGTCCACATACCATTGTTCTGTAACATCCGACCCAGCACTACCGGGGGATGCAACAGACTGTGTACAAGAATTACCACCAACAGTAGCACTTGTTGCACCGGGGGATGCGCCGGTTAGCATTCGGGCTGAAAACGCTATTACAATTTTTCGAGGTGAGGCAGCAGCGCCCAAATTCACACTGGAAAATGTGTAGGTTGTCGCATTGGTATCCGTTACTGGACTATCAGTTAATGTGATAGCATAAGCTACTGCTGATGCACGAGAAACGAAGGTTGGAAAAAAGAGAAAACTCATTTGCGGTATTTCTCCTTGATAGCTTGTCTTTCCACCTCAAGGGCTGTAGCAGAATCGGGTCGATCCTCAACAATCTTCTCCCAAAGAGCCACAATTAGATCATTAATAAACGGATACTCCTGCTGCCTTGAACGTTCATAATCATATGGAATATCCTCAAGTATATGTGAGCGGACCATTACACCATCGACCAGTTCCTCAGATATCCCAGTACTCGTTTTTCCAGAGGGAACTGGCCCTTCTTCTGTTAATCGGGCATAGCCGATTTCGTTGAGTTCTTCCGCTGACCACTTCTCAAAAATTTGTTTTGGATGGGTAATCCCACTGTCCAATTTGATATCTTTCTGAATAAGAAACTCTTCTGCAACAGTATTGTCTGAGTTTAACTTCACAGCCTTCATCATTATTTTATTCTCCTATACCAGATCTGCCGAATATGTGACGCAAACATTCGAGCCATCTCGACAATAGTAGCCAATTATGTACTGACCAGCTTCACTTAAAGTACTGGCACAGTCTTCATCTGCATCGATTTCACTACCTAAACTAATCGTATGTCCTGAACCGTTTGACAAATAAATCATCCCACCTTGGCCACTTTCCTCATTGGTAAATTCCAAAGTGTCACTGCCACTGGGCGACCAGTTAAAATTATTTGCTGCATCCATATCAAATGAGCCATCGTTGTCGGTTGTCGGTGTTCCTCTTTGAGAGCCAGTCCAAGCCTGATCATTAGCTAAAACACCAATCGCTGTTATATTAGCCCCATTTCCAAAAAAGGCACTGGCACATACTTTACTACTTACATGTACATCTCCTTTAATAGTTACATTACCTCCTAGACATACATTACCTGCTACATCTAAAGTTCCTCCTATAGTTGTATTACCACTTACTCGTACTGTAGTTAAAAATCCAGCAGCACCGCTTACAGTAGCCGTACTTTTCATTACTACGGCAGCTTCTAAACTAGTAGCTCCACTTACTCTAACTGTTCCCAGAAAACCAGCAGCACCTGAAACTGTAGCTGTACTAAGTAAATTAGTAGCACCACCAACACTTAAAGCTCCTGCAATACTAACAGCTCCTCCAATAGTAACAGTATCAGCAAAATTAGCTACACCTCCAACACTTAAAGTAGAAGCAAGACTTACTGCACCTCCAACAGTAACTGTACCTAATAAATTAGTATTACCACTTACAGATACATCATCCTTAAATGTACCAATACCAACAACTGTTACAGTGCTTGCTAAATTTGTAGCTCCTCCTACACTCAATGTAGAAGCTAAACTAACTGCACCACCAATAGTGACTGTTCCTAATAAATTAGTATTACCACTTACAGAGACATCATCTTTAAATGTCCCTATTCCTACTATAGTAACAGTACTAGCAAAATTAGCAGCCCCTCCTACACTTAAAGTAGAAGCTAAACTTACTGCACCTCCTATAGTTACTGTACCTCCAAGTCTGGTATTTCCACTTACAGATACATCTGTTTTAAATGTAGCATTACCTGAAACAGTTACAGTGCTATTAAATAAAGCAGCACCAATAGCAGTAACTGTACCTCCTACAAAGAGATTTCCACCTACAGTTGCATTACCAACAGATATATTCCCAGTAATATCTATAGGAACATTTGTTAAATTAGCTCCATCTCCATAAAAAGCAGAAGCACATACTTTACTACTAACATGTACATCTCCTTTAACAGTTACATTAGCTCCTAAACTTACATTTCCTACAACACCAAAAGTACCACCTACACCTAAATTGGCTGTCATAGTAGTATTTCCTACTATTGTAACAGTTCCACCAACATATAAATTTGTACCTATGGAAACATCTCCACTAACAGAAACATCACCATCAAAGTTAGCATTACCTGTTATCTGTGCTGTCCCTCCAATAGAGGTATTACCAGCTACATCTAGAGTAGAAGCAAGAGAAGTAGCTCCACTTACTCTGACTGTTCCTAAAAATCCTGTAGCACCAGAAACTGTAGCTGTACTTAATAGATTTACAGCACCACCTATACTTACAGCACCACCTATTGAAGCAGCACCAGCGATTGTAGCTGTTCCTGTAATATTTACATTACCACTTACTGAGACATTGTCCTGAAATGTAGCTGCTCCTATAACATTGAAAGGACCAGATACAGAAACACTTCCTCCTGCATGTATAAAACCAGATACAGAAATATTTGTAGTAACACCTAATTCTGCTTCTACATTACTTAGATTAGAACCATCTCCATAAAAGTAAGCAGCCGTTACATTTCCAACAACATTAGTATTACCACTGATAGACACATCTGTTAAAAAGCTTGCAACCCCTGTTACCTTGAGAGTACTTCCTATAGAAGCTGCTGAAGCTACATCCAAATTTCCACTTATAGAAACAGCATCATTAAATTCTGTCTTAGAATTAAAAGTCCCTGCACCTGTTGCTACAAATGTACCTCCTACTGAAACATTCTCATTTACATTTAATTCTCCACTAACAGACACATCACCATCAAATACTACATTTCCAGTACCTGTAAGTGTTCCTCCAATGGAAGCATTACCAGCCACATCTAATGTAGAAGCCAGACTTGTAGCTCCTGCCACAGTTAATGTACTTCCCAGATTAACAGCACCGCTTACTGTAACACTAGACTTATAAACAGCGGCCCCTACTACAGATAAAGTTCCACCAACTATAACATTACTAACTGATATATTACCGCCTATTGTAGCTGTAATTCCAGTAATATTAGAACCATCTCCATAATATGCAGAAGCACAGACCTTATTCTTTACTAACAAGCCTCCACTTACACTAATATTTCCTGTTGCTCCTATATTTCCAGAAACTATAACTCCACCAGTTCCCACATTAAGAGCAGTTCCTGTACCATCTCCTGTCTGAACACTGGTAATAGAAGAAGTTACTCCACTATTAGTCGTACTAGAATTAATTAATAATAGTTGCTTATAAGTACCTGATATTAATTTTCCTGTTAAATCTGTCATATTCCATCCCAACTTTTATTAGCATCATCATACTTAGTTGTATGTGTTGTTTCTACCAGAGTTGTGGGATTAACAGTTATCCATGTAGCTGTTTCATCCCATGTTATACCTCTTCCTCCTGTATCAGGCCGTGGATTTCTAATAGCAGGATCATCTTTTACATTAGGTACTTTATTCTGAGGATTATTTTTTAAATCATATTGTCCTTCAAAATCTTCTGGGCATACTAGTAATCCATAGCTATTCATCCTCATAACTCTATATGGATATACAAATCCACAAGTATCACATTGAGCTAATGCATTTTTATGAGTAGCCATAGAACGAAGTTCCTCTTAATTATAAAACGTCAGTCTAGGTAATAGATACAGACTAGCTCGTTCCCTATCTTCTTCCATTGCCCTTGTCAATATTTCCTCATAATTTGTTTTTAACATTGCAATACGTTCTGGTGCTACTAATGGCCTTTTCATTGACATATAATAAGATAAACCACAAGTCAAAGCAGGTAAAAATCTTTTAGGTGTATCTGCATTCTGTATTGCAGATTTATTCACATCCTCTAAGTCACTTACTATTTCTATCTTTAATATATCTGTAGAATTTTCTGGTATAGGCCATACAGACATTACAGGATTATCTCTTCCCCTTCTAATACTATATTGAGAAGGTCTTCCTGTTTGTGTCTTAGCAGGTATAATTAAATATTGTTCAGGAGTAATTCTGGTAAGTTGAATATCCGTATTATCTCGATTAATTACAACTTCCAGAGCATTAATTGTAGAACTACTAAGATCATAAGAAGTTGTAGAAGCAACAACTGTTACAGCCGTTGTACTTGTAGACCAGAGAAGTATCCCTCTATTCTGCCAATCTTTAAGCATAAGATTAATAGAACGTCTAGCAGAAGCTGGTTCATGACCCAGAGTATCTTCTCCTCCAATCATTTCCATAGCTTCTTGAATGACTTCATCTATATCCAGATTAAAATTATATGTGCCAGATACTGCCATATTATTTACTCACTTCTTCAACTCTTCCCATAGCTTTTTTAATATAATTAGAAAAAGTATTATCAAAGATATATGGAATAATCCCATGTATAATCATTACCAAACATATTCCAAATGCTCTGATACTCTCACACCATGAAAATTTTAAATGATTAAAATAATTTAGATTGACATCTTTAGGATGTTTGAAATTAAAGATTTTCATGGTCCTACTGCTTGATGATCATTACAACATTCACATAGATTTTCTATTCTACATATACAAGGATCACAGGTACAATGTGAATTACTACATTCTTCATTATTACACATTTTTTTCTCCTTTACCAATCTGGAATAGTACATTTTCCACAACGACAATATTTACAAACCTCTATTTGTTCTATTTCAGCATATCCTGTAATATCTTTTATCAACGGTATACCACAATGAGAATCGTATCCACAATTCTTACAGGTTATCATTTCTTTTTCTTTTACAACTTACTACCATAGGTATATTTAAATTTTTTATACAAATAACCATCTTGTTGATTAGTCATAGCTTCCCAGTATTCTGAAAAAGTTTTATAATCTTCTTGACTAGGTTTAAGAAAACTATAATCTATCTTGGTATAGTCGTTAAATTTTTCTTTAGTCATATGAAGAAGCAACCAAGGCAGCACCAGAACGATTTATCTTTCCTTTACCTTTACCCTTACCCCACTTACCGTAGGATTCATTTCGACTTGCCTTGAGTTGTTTCTTAGTCCGTTTCTTCTTGACTCTCATTGCAATCGATTCATCCTTACGAGCTTTATAGCCTTGTTTTTTCTTACCTACTTTACCACCCTTCTTGGCATATGTAGTTTCTTGATGTATGCGCTTCTTAATTTTAGATTGGGGTTGATGAAGATCTTTTCCACCAGAACGCATTTCAGCAGTATGTAATCCTACCTGTTTCATTTTCCCTCCTCCTGCTTTCTTAACTATTCCACCTTTTTTTCTGGCACTTCTTTGCTCTCTTTGTTTTTGTGAAGCAGTAGTAATTTTCTCCCACTCTTTTTTAGTCATTCCTTTATAGGGAGATGAAGCCTTTTTTAATGGCCCTCTTATCTTAATCTTTTCTCCAACCTTAATTAAATTAGGCCGTCCCTTTAATTTAGGATTAGCTGCCAGCAAAGCTTTAAGCGTTGTGCCATGCTGTTTGGCAATTCCAGAAAGAGTTTGTCCTGATTTAACTGTATGGGCTTTACGTCCCGTTCCTAAAGCAGCCTGAATTGGAGTGGTCTTCTTTTTAGCTACTTTCTTTTCTGAAACTACTTTAGGTTTCTTTTCTGAAACTACTTTAGGTTTAGGTTTACTTATTGGAGTTACTTTAGGTTGTCTAAATTCTTTGCCTATTTTTTTAGCAGATTTTTCAAGGCTAATTTCTCTAGCTTTTTCTTTAGCCGCCTTTCTCTTTGTCTCTGCTTCTCTAGCAACTCTAATGTCTGCTTTACTAGGTGCTGCTTGTCTTTCTTTTAACAGAGTACTTACTTTTCTAGCTTCTGCGGCCCTTTTTTTTCTAGCAGCATCAGCAATTACTTTATTTTTAAGAGTAGCAGCTTCTCTACGTGCAGCCGTTGTTCGTACATTACTGGGAGACAATCCTTTAACATCCCCAAATTCCAATCCCATAGATGGAGGAGTTCTTGCAGTAGTTCGAGGAGGATATTCTCCACGTTTAGGAGCAAGTAATCTACTTATAATATCTTCTCTTGTAGGCATAGCAGAAGCTTTAGAGGTTCCTACTCTAGATGTTGGCCTAGTTTGAGGAGATCCTCCACCCTGTGTTATAGTAGGACCACGTCCAGAAGCAAGTAATCTACTTATAATATCTTCTCTTGTAGGCATAGGAGTAGCTTTAGATCGTGGCGCATCTGTTCTAGATACTGACATAAAGGGTTTTTCTGTTGGTAGTGATGCTCTTCGCAATGTTTCAGCGGCACCTGCCTCTCGCTGTTCTTGTCTTATCTTCTCTCTTTCAGCAGGATTTGCCGCAGCCCACCTTGCATTCCTTGCAGCTACTGCTTCATCTTCACCACGACCTGTTTCACTAATTGCAAAGGGAGAGATAGTATTCCAGATATCTTCACCTGACCACTCTCTAGGATCATAATCACTCAGATCAACCCCCTCTAATATTCTATCCCAAAAGCCACGTTCATCAGCCATAATAATCTCCCTTAATACATTTTATTAGAATAAGTAGCTCTACCATATCCTCGTAGAGCTTTTCCAACTCCACGTATTGGCCCACCTTTATTACGTTTAATTACACCACCACGTTTCTTTTTAGTAGTTCCTTTTCTTTCTTCCATAATTTTCTCATAGTTTTGTTGATCAGTATAGGTACGGCCACCTTCAGATCCTTCTCTCATCTTAAATAATTCAGATTCCCATGAAGAATCCGCTGATCTTTTCGCTGAAATATCTCCTTTTACAGCTTTACCAACTTTAGTTGTAGGCTTAAAAGAATCTATTCCTCCATGACTTTTAATAAACTTTGCTTTTAATCTTTGTTCCAAAGTTTTAGCTTTAATGGGCCGTCTTTGTGGAGGACCATCAGATGGACCTGATTGTTGAGGTTTAGGTTTTTTACCATTTGGACTGCTTGAAAGTTGGCTGGGAGGAGCAGGAGCAGTAGTAACTGGCCCAGATGGTTTAGGTGTTGTAGTAGCCGATGCTGCTCCTGTTTTCTTTTTATCTTTTCCTGATGTTGCTGCAATATATGTTGCCCATGAACCTAGTCCTCCTGCTGCAAGCCATTTAGCTCTATTAGTAAATGGTTTTCCTGTTAATGGATTTAGTATAAAGCCACCTTTCCCCTTTACTTTAGGAGTTACTGTTCTAGACCTCACACCTCCCAAACCTACTTCAGAAATCGTTTCCTTCTTAACAGGAGCCTCATCTCCTTTTTTATCCTTTTTAAGATCTTCTTTCTTTTTTCCAGCAGCTTTTCTCTGCGTTGCCAACTTCTTTTGATCAGCTAGATTAAGCTTTTGCGCTGTAGTCTGTTTCTGGGCATCTTTTATATTTTGTTGTGTTCCCTTCTTTACAGTCGTATTTGACCTTTTTGCAGCCGTAGCAGAGGAACGAATAACATCCGGTGAGCCTTTAAACATTTTCCATATATTTTGTCCAATTTGAAAAAAGTCATCCCCAACTTTAACTATAACTTTAGCTTTTGACATAACTAAGTTTCCCCATAAGTACTGTCTTTATCAGACTTTTCTATTTTAAAGGACTTACCTTGCGGATAATCCTCATCAACAACGACATCTTGAGGTGGACCTACTACTGATGGTCCTTTTCTGGCAGCACCAAATCCCTGTCCGGTTGGCTTGCCAAGTATCTCATCCAAATCAGGTGGACGTTTCAATAATGTATGTGGTCCTAATCCCATTTTAAGTTCTCCTATTTCATTACTTCATAAAAAGACATGACAAATTTATTACCATCAAAAACTTGTCCTCCATGTTTCCTAGAAAACTCTCCTCCTTTTCTAACATTACGAAGTGGAGCAGTTTTTCTCTTTCCTCTTCCAAAAGACTTGGCTTTTTGTGCTTTAGTACCATAATCGTAAACTAAATTTAAATCTTTTTCTTCTTGTTTTAGTTTCTTTTTTCCTTTTGGTGGAGCTACAAATTGTTTTCTAGTAGCATAGGAGGTAGCTCCTTTTTTTGGTTTTTTAAATTTACGTCCTTTTTTTAATACTCGATTAGCAGCCCTAATATCTTTAGCAGTAATCTCTTTCATTGATCCCGTTCCTGTAAATCTTGCTAAACCCATTTTAAGTTCTCCTCTTCTTTTTCTTCTTACGTAATTTCTCCAATGTCAAAGCAAATCTGGCTCTTTGTCCCTTTTTACCGGGAGCCTTAGCCGCTTTTTTTAAAACTGACTTAGGGATAGTCTTTCCCTTCTTGATACCAAGGGATTTACGCAATGATCCCGGTTTCTTAATCGCCTTCTTAATATCTAATTTCTTTTTCTTCTTAACCCTACCGCCTCTTTTCAATCCCGGCTTCATAATCTGTTGCCTTACACTAGCCCTGTTCACCATTAACTTGCTCCCGGTGTTATGGTATCAGGACCACCAGCAGGACTTGCAGCCACTGCCATATCATCTTGTCTAGTCCTTCTAGCCTGATTACGTAATGCCAATACTGCTCCCTGATATTGGGTCTGCCATACTGGAAGTGTATTCCAATCCTTCATAAACATAGTAGCTTCCGCCATACATCCTGCAAAAAGAGCATCATAACAATAATCACTAAAATAATTCTGGGTTGTTGCACTTGTACCTGTAGCTGAAGCTAAAGGTAAAGGTCTAGAAACTGTTTGAACCTCTCCTGATAAAGTAGAAGAAGGAGTGGGTACGACATAGAT